CCGGTACTCTTTAATCGGAGTAACGTCGCTGCGGGTATGATCGGTTTCACAGACCAAGAGCCTAACCAGCTCGCGGCATGTGAGGGTTCCCTTTATGGGGAACTCGCTACACTCGATTTGAGTGAAGCATCTGATCGTGTCTCCCTTCGGCTTGTACACTCGATGTTGTTTAACTATGGCCACTTCTTAGAAGCGGTCCTAGCGACAAGATCGAGCAGAGCCGACGTACCTGGTTGGGGCGTATCGTCCCTGGTCAAGTACGCGTCTATGGGATCGGCTCTGACCTTTCCGATCGAAGAGTGTGTCTTTTTGACATGCATCTTCTACGGAATCCAGTCAGAGCTGAGACGGCCACTCACCCGACGAGACATTAAAGACCTCGTCGGTAAGGTGCGCGTCTACGGAGACGATATTATCGTCCCTGTAGATTACGTGCATACCGTTGTTTCTGTGCTCGAAGATTTTGGTCTACGAGTTAACAGAGGCAAGTCTTTCTGGACCGGTCGGTTCAGAGAGTCTTGTGGTAAGGACTACTATCACGGCCACGATGTTTCTATCGTGCGATACCGGGGTAGTAAGTTCCCAACGCAACGGCAGCATGCTACCGAGTTCAACAAGTTGTCTGTCTTTCGTAACCAGTGTTACTTCGCTGGTTACTGGCAGACCGCTCGTTGGATCGACGACCATCTCCTGAAAGTGTTTCGACACTATCCGGTGGTGGCGCCGACTAGCTCGGTGCTAGGGAGACATTCGTTCCTTGGCTATGAAAACCAGAGAACGGATCCCCTCCTGCATACCCCTCTTGTCAAGGGATATGCTGAAAAGGCCCAACTCCCTCGAGATGTTCTCGATGGAGAAGGCGCCCTGCTTAAGTATCTTCTAAGTAAGCAGAGCGGTTTTCTCCCCTGGGAGACCCCGGACACTTCTCAACGAGAAGCGTTCGTTCGGTCTCTTAAGGTGGTGCGACCACTCTCGCAAGACGAAGATCACTTAGAGCGTGCTGGACGCCCCAAGCGCGTCGACATCAAGCTTGGATGGTATAAGCCATACTAATGGCTTATGGGGGGTAACCCCTGCGGGAGATACTGAGATTGCGGATTAGCACCCATTTGTGGTGTGTTCCGTTCTTAGCGT